TATTTTCGGTTGACTATTTGAATTATTTCATTCTGTGATAGCGGCTGTTTTAATAAATTGTTAGCAGACAAGCAAAGAACAGTTGCTTCATCTAGGCTAAATTCATTTATAGCCAGCCTATAGGCCAAACTTGAAATAGAAGTGTTTCTTGATCCTTCATTTATATTATTTTCTAATATTTTCTTAACATTTGAAACGCTAGCAGTTTTAAATTGAACAGGTTTTATAATAATCGGCAAGCTTTCAAAATCT